CAAGCTGGCTTCCTTACAACAGAAAGGCAATGGAGGCCAAAGAAAAGACCTTTCACAGTTAATTTGGAAACCAGGCGTTGGTAAACACACAGTAAGAATCGTACCTTCGATGTACGACAAGCACAATCCTTTTAAGGAATTATTTTTCCATTACGGAGTTGGAAACCGTACAATGATCTCACTAGCTAATTTTGGTGAGAAAGACCCGATTGTAGAATTTGCCGATCAGTTAAGAAAGACAAGTGATAAAGACAATTGGGCGATGGCTAAGAAATTAGCACCTAAGATGCGTGTATTTACACCTGTTATCGTAAGAGGTGAAGAAGAAAAAGGCGTAAGGTTATGGGAATTCGGTAAACAAATCTACATGGAGTTACTAGCAATCGCTGAAGACGAAGATGTACAGGATTATACCGATCCAGTAGAAGGTAGAGACTTAACTATCGAAACTACTGATGCAGCTACTAACGGGACTGGTTACAATCAATCAAAGGTTAGAGTAAGAACTAAGATTACACCTCTATCTCAAAACGGTAAAGATGTTGAGACTTGGTTACAAAATCAACCCGATCCAACAAATCTATTTAAAAAGTACGGGTATGATGAAATGAAAAACTCTTTACTAGAGTGGCTAAATCCAGCTGAAGCAGAAGAAACAGCAGATCCTACACCGATCACAGCTGCTCCTACCGAAAAGGTTAAATCAAACTATTCACTAGGTAAGAAAGCATCACCGTTAGATGTAGATAAAGCTTTTGATGATCTATTTGCACCCACAGCTCCAAAAGCAGCAAAAGAGATAGAAACAGAAGACGATTTACCATTTTAATTAAAACCTCAATTAGTAGTTTATGGCCAAAGTAGAAAAGAGTCAATCTCTTAATGCAAAGTTATCCGATGCAATCAACACAGTACCTGATTTAAGCGGATTTAAGAAATCAAAGAACCTCGCTTCATCACCGGTAAAGTTTAAAGATCAAGAGTGGATACCATTATCGGAAGCTTTTAAGGCTACAGTTTCTGTACCCGGAATACCAAAAGGACATATAACACTATTGAGAGGTCATTCTGATACAGGTAAGACAACCGCTTTATTAGAGGCAGCAGTGTCGACACAGAAGATGGGAATCTTACCTATATTAGATGAAATGGAGTTGGGAGCATGCCCGTCAAATGGGTTTTCAATTCCAAGAAGTAGCAGATCAAGATACCGGAGAGGTATTGGATTACGATGGATTCTTCCTATACGTAGATAGAGAGAAATTAGGTACTATTGAAGATGTAGCAGCATTTGTAGCCGATATTCTAGATGAACAAAAGAAAGGTAAATTACCTTATGAACTATGTTTCTTCTGGGATTCAGTTGGTTCAATTCCATGTAAGATGTCGGTTGAAAAAGCATCTAATAATAACGAATGGAATGCAGGTGCCATGTCTACTCAATTTGGTAACTTTATTAATCAGAAGTTCCCGTTATCAAGAAAAGCAAATCAAATCTACACCAATACTTTTGTAGCGATAAATAAGGTGTGGGTATTAAAACCAGGTTCACCAATGGAGCAACCCAAGTTAAAGAACAAGGGTGGAGATACGATGTATTTCGATGCTAGTATGGTAATTACCTTCGGTAATATTGCCAATTCAGGCACCAATAAAATCAAAGCTACTAAAGGTGGTAAGACAGTACAGTTTGCTAAACGTACAAAAATCTCTTGTGATAAGAATCACGTTACCGGAGTTGAGACAGAAGGTAAGATAATAATGACCGCTCATGGTTTTATATTCGATGACAAAAAAGCAATCGATAAATACAAGAAAGACTATTCAAAAGAATGGTTAGCAGTTTTAGGTACAACCGACTTTGATCTTATCGAAGAAGCGGCAGAAGATATAAGAGATATCTTTGATGCATCAGAAGCAGAATAAGTTGGTAGACTGAAAAAGAATACTTATATTTAGGTTATGACACGTATTAATATTGGGATTTCACCCCGGACTCTATCAAATCAGCATTTAATTGCCGAACATCGCGAACTTAAACGCATCCCAAACGTAGTATCAAGAGGCAGGTATAATCCTAAATCTATACCGGCTAATTTTAGCTTAGGTAAAGGACACGTTTCGTTTTTCTACGATAAGCTTGGTTATCTTAAAGAAAGATATCAAGAGTTATACCAGGAATGTAAACGAAGAGGCTTTAATGTGCAGAATTGGGAGAGTTCCTGGGATGGAGTACCTTTATCGATGATGAATACTTATAAACCAACTGAAAGAGATATTCAGATTATAAGCGAAAGAATCGCAGATAGGCTTGCAAATCCTATTGCAAAGCAAAAGAAACAGTCTACACTCACCACTAAAATAATATAGTGAATAAAGAATTTAAAGCAATCATAGATGGCTTAAAAGAATCAAAGCAGGATCCGTTACACAAAGATAGCAGGATCTTACTTATAGATTCTCTTAATACGTTTCTAAGAAGTTTTGTGATGATACATCATATCAATCCTCAAGGTAGTCATATCGGAGGTTTGACCGGGTATCTAAAGTCAATCGGTTTTGCAATCAGGCATATCAAACCAACTCGTGTAATCATAGTCTTTGACGGACATGGAGGATCAACAAATAAGAGATACCTATACCCAGAGTATAAAGCTAACCGTAAAATCAATAAAATCTCTAATTGGGATGGCTTTGATTCACAGGCCGATGAATCGGCTTCAATCACTGACCAGTTAATGAGACTTGTTGACTACCTAAAATGTCTACCTGTAGATATGTTAAGTATAGATAAGATAGAGGCAGATGATGTGATAGCACATATAAGTAATACTGCAGGTGATTCTATACATATTATGTCATCAGATAGAGATTATCTACAGCTAGTATCTGACAGAGTAACGGTATACTCACCTGTGAAGAAAAAGTTTTATACACCAAAGGCAGTCTTAGATGAATACGGTATACCGGCTAATAACTTTTTAACTCAAAAGATTTTACTCGGAGATAACTCCGATAATGTACCTGGTGTACATGGTCTAGGCGTTAAAACAATGTTAAAGTTATACCCGGCACTAAAAGAACCCGAGACTGTATCAATAGAAGAGATTTTAGAACATGCCGAAAAAGAGCAGGGTAAGTATAAGAAGATTCATGACTTTCGTCAACAGCTAGTAATTAATAAGCAGCTAATGAATCTCCACGAAGTAAACATACCGGAAGAAGATCTAATAAGAATACAGTACGTAATTGATAATCCAAAGATGGATATAGATAAAAATACTTTTATGAGGTATTACGCTGAAGATTCTTTAGGTAATAGTATTCCAAATGTTGCAACATGGTTCTATGATACTTTCCAATACTTAACTGCTTTTAAGTTGGCGGTCTGAAATTAAGTAGTTATATTAAAATAAAACAGTTATAGAATGTAAAAAAACTTAATTACTAGCTATTTATTATAGTAAAAGGCTGCTGGCACGGCTATAAGATATTAAGGCTCAAGGTTTGTGAAGTATGCCAGTACTTTATATTTACTAAGAGCCTTTTTTATTTACTGTAATGATAGGAATTTATAAAATTACAAATCCAAAAGGAAGAGTATACATAGGACAAGCTGTTGATATCGAACGTAGATGGCGTGGTTATAGAAAGTATTCATGTAAAGCGCAGTCAAAGTTGTATAATTCAATACAGAAATATGGAATAGATACACATGTATTCGAAATTATTGAAGAATGTTTAGAACAAGACCTTAACACTAGAGAGAGATATTGGCAAGATTATTATGAGGTACTAAAACAGGGGCTTAACTGTAGATTAACAGGAACAGATGATAAAAGCGGTAAGCTGTCAGAAGAGCATAAAAGAAAACTATCGGTAGCAGCTAAAGCTGTAACTAGTAGAGGTGCTAGAGTAGTTTCTGATAATTTTTACAGACCTTGGAGACCTGTCGGATACAGACTAACACAGGATACTAAGGATAAAATTTCCGCAAAACTATCTGGTAAGCCTAAATCTGAAAAGCATAAGAAAAACATGTCGGAAGCTAGAAAAGGAATCAGTAACGGTCCTCACAGTTTGGAAACTAGAGCAAAAATTTCCGCAAAGCAAATTAAAAAACCTATAATAAAGTACGATATTCAAAGTATGGAAGAGTTGAAAACCTATAAAAGTATACTATCGGTGAAAGAGGACGGTTATAATCCTCATGCAATTCAAAAAGTACTAAAAGGAAAAGGTAAAACTTCTAGTGGATTTGGTTGGAAGTATGCAAATTAATCCGTATTATTAAATAGAAATAAAAATAAGTTATAACATGGTTACACTTTCGAAATTATCTGAATATAGCTCAAGCTTTCAGATAAAAGTTATTACATCTCTACTAAAGCATAAAGAGTTCTTAAACACCATTCATGATATCCTAGATCCTGAATCTTTTGATAACCCTGCCCATAAGTGGATTATAGGAGAGGTTCTAAGGTACTATAAACAATACCACACAACTCCTTCTCTAGATTCACTTCAAGTAGAGGTCAAGAAGATAGCCAACGATGTTTTAAAGGTATCTGTAATAGAGCAATTAAAAGAAGCTTATAAGACAGTTAACGAAGATAGAGAATATGTCGAATCAGAGTTCTCTTCTTTCTTAAAGAATCAGCAGTTAAAAAATGCTCTATTCTCTTCTGTAGACCTACTGCAGACCGGACAGTACGATAGTATTAGGAATATTATTGATCAGGCTCTAAAAGCAGGTCAAGATAAGAATATCGGACACGAATATGTTAAAGATATAGAATCCCGATATAGAGAAGAAGATAGATCAGCTATACCTTCAGAATGGCCTAAAGTGAATGAATTGCTTCTGCACCTATTGATACTAGACACCATGATTTACCTCCTCCTGGGAG